TTATTCCTCCAGTTGATGAAGACTACGGCTGCGAATTTCTGCTAGCAGCTGGTCTACGACCACGTTGACGTCTAAACTTCCTAAGTCTTTACCGCGGCGAGTACGAACGGCAATTTTGCCTGATTCGACTTCTTTATCGCCACAGACCAACATATATGGAACCCGACGCAACGTATGTTCACGAATTTTAAAGCCAATCTTCTCATTTCTCAAGTCTGCTTTTGCTCTAATACCCGCATCTTGCAGTTTTTTGGTTACTTGCTGAACATAATCAGACTGGCTATCGGTGATATTCATCACCACGACTTGTACCGGAGCTAACCAAGTTGGGAAAAAGCCCGCATATTCTTCGGTTAAGATACCGATGAAGCGCTCCATTGAACCCAAAATTGCCCGGTGAATCATTACCGGCACCTGACGATCATTGTTTTCGCCGATGTAAGACGCACTTAAGCGGCCCGGTAATGAGAAATCGAGCTGTACGGTACCACACTGCCACGCACGATCCAAACAATCATGCAAGGTAAATTCAATTTTCGGGCCATAGAACGCCCCTTCGCCTGGCTGATAATCAAACGGAATACCATTTTCAGTCAGCGCAGCAGCCAAATCGTCTTCGGCACGTGTCCATAACTCATCACTGCCAATACGCTTTTCAGGGCGGGTAGATAGTTTGACGACAATCTTCTCGAAGCCAAAGGTGCTGTACATGTCGTACACCATCTTGATGCAACTGTTTACTTCATCACGGACTTGCTCTTCGGTACAGAAGACATGGGCATCATCTTGAGTAAAGCCACGAACACGCATTAAGCCATGTAGGGCGCCCGAAGGTTCATTACGGTGGCAACTACCAAATTCAGCCATACGCAGCGGCAGGTCACGGTAAGATTTCAATCCTTGATTGAAAATTTGTACGTGTCCGGGGCAGTTCATTGGCTTAATGCAGTACTCACGATTCTCCGAAGAGGTCGTGAACATATGCTCGGCGTAGTTTTCCCAATGCCCCGTTTTTTCCCACAGTACGCGATCCATCATAAATGGACCTTTCACTTCCTGATACTGGTACTCTTTGAGCTTCATACGCACAAAGGTTTCCAATTCGCGGAAAATTGTCCAACCATCGTTGTGCCAGAACACCATGCCTGGTGCTTCTTCCTGCATGTGGTAGAGATCGAGTTGCTTACCAATCTTACGATGGTCGCGTTTCGCCGCCTCTTCCAAGCGTTGCAGATAAGCATTCAGTTGCTTCTTATCACCCCAAGCTGTGCCATAGATACGTTGCAGCATTTTATTTTTGCTGTCGCCACGCCAATAAGCACCGGAAGTTTTCTGCAATTTAAAGTGATGGCAGAAACGCATATTCGGTACGTGCGGACCACGGCACATATCAACGTATTCTTCATGGTGATACAAGCCCGGACGATCATCGCGACTGATATTCTCATCAAGAATAGCCACTTTATAATCTTCGCCCCGAGCAGCAAAAGTATCACGGGCTTCTTGCCAACTGACTTTTTTCTTGATCACGTCATAATCTTTATCGGCAAGCTCGTGCATCCGCTTTTCCAGCAGTGCCAAGTCTTCCTGCGTCAGAGTATGTTCGATATCAACATCGTAATAAAAACCGTTGTCAATAACTGGACCAATAGCCATTTTGGTATCTGGCCAGAGTTGCTTGATAGCGTGTCCCAACAAATGCGCGCAGGAATGGCGAAGAATCTCCAAACCTTCAGCATCTTTGGCGGTGATAATCGCCAACTGAGCATCGGACTCAATCAGATCACTGGCATCCACCAGCTCACCATTCACCCGACCGGCAATGCAGGCTTTTGCTAAGCCAGGGCCGATATCAAGAGCAACATCAAGGACAGAAACAGCATGGTCATAATGACGCTGACTGCCATCAGGAAGGGTAATAACAGGCATTCTAATTCCTTATCTGCAGTGGTGACCCTCACGACAGATCACATGCAAGACATAATTATTGTTTGATTTCAAAAAGTTAAATACTCAACTCAACCCACATTTGTTAAATTGGTACACAACTTGGTACACGCATCATTTTGTGACTTTTAATGTGCCACTTACATTTACATGCATGTTATCACTACTGGATACAATGATAAACAGCCCAACCTCGGCGTCCATGCCAAGTCATTCATCATGCTTCAGTCAAAACCACCGGCAATTTTATGTTGTCGGGAGAAACGGGCCACTCGATATCCGGTGCTGTACTCACATCAATATCATCAAGCGCTATACGATATGACTTCCACAGTTTCAGCTCTGCGGCTTTATCTTGCCCCGCCTCAATCCTATCTTTTAGAATCTCTATTCTATCGCTTGCATCACTTATCAGCTTTGATTTTTTGAGTTTCGCTTGAGTAACAAATTCCGCTTTTTGAGCTGAAATATCTATAGTTGAAGGCCCGCTAGTTTCTGCCCACACGCCACCAGTCCATTCCCCTGTTTCTGGGTCTACAGCAGCATTTTGATATTGCGCTTTGTAATAGCCGTCACCGACTAAATCGGCAGTCCAATTCTTGGGTAAATATCCTTCTATATAATCTTCAATATAGAATCCATCACTATCTAATATATTTAGTTTCATGCTATCACCGGTGAAAAGTAGAATGAGACTTCTACGCCTACGGCAGGATTTGCCATTTGATGGGCTATTACATTTCCGCTCACATCAACTGTAACACGTGGTGGGGTGTTATCAGCGCCAATCCCAAATGCCACGAATGAATTGGTATCTAATTGCGGCCTATATCCAGGGGGCAATACAAAAATAGTAGTATCTGAAGCGCCGCTATTTACTGTCATTTCGACAAACACTAGACCTAAAACTTTTCTATACGCACATCTGCGAGATGCTGGCTTAACCCAGCCATTAATCAAAGTCGGGGATATCCACGGCGTATTCATTACTTTACTAGTCGTAATAGAATCTGATTCTAAAACCGTAGTACGAGATGCTAGTTGTGTTATCTGCGTTGCTAATTCCCCTCCAGTTTGTTTAAACTGTTGAAATGTAACTGGCTCTAACGGATCCGTTGCATCGTGAAACATTGATACCGGGCCAGTGAATGCGCCGCCGGATTTTGGCATTAAACTATTAAGAGATGGAATTATGACAACCGAACCGTCAGGAGCGATAATATTCACATCGCCGGTACCCGTTGTTATTTGTTGCCAGTTTTTCAGTAGTTGCTGATACATCGCTAATTGTGCTGATGTCTCACGCGCTAGCGCTGAATATGAATTAGATACAGTAGTCATAATTGCATAAGAGGAATCGGCCACGGATTCTTTTATATTGCCATTTATGCGAATTTGAGTATTGCTATCTACTGCTAATATTTCATAAATCAAAGTATTTCCAGCAGAATCAGGGATAAATAAAGCCATGCCGGGCGCTACGCCCATCACATTATTGGCCCACTGCGTTCCTGTTCCTGTGACTATATTTTGTGCTGCTTCTGACGTGACTGTGCCTGACCGGTACCAAGCCATATATTAATCCTTAATTTTAAAAATAAATGTCCGCGTTAAGTACAGGAATAGAGATGGGAGAAATGCCGTATGGATAATCGAGTGTATTTGAACTATTAACATACGCACCTTGCCCGGCTGTTATACTTGAACCAGACATTCTCATTGCTGACTTATACCAGCCCCTATAGTTTCCATTATTTATATTACCGGCTGGCAGCCCCCCGGCGCTCGGTAGTGGTATCATTGGCCTTGTAATTCCGGTATTAACCCATACGTTTGGCTGGTTGCTTAGCGCCATATTTCCGCCAATAATTAACGGTGCATATCTTGATGAATACGTACATTGACCGCTTGTGTTGAATATCGCCAACCCGGCAGTTCCTGGGCTTGGCGGCTCAGGAAAGAACCCTGTTGTGAATACGCAAATATTGGCGTTTACAGAGCCTGAGCTTGTGCTACCCGTTGAATTTATTTGATAGCAGTTTATTGTTTTATTTGCTGAGTCGTAATAAAGAGAAACATTAGGGTTATCCCAGTTTGCAAACACAATTGCATTATCTCTATTTTGTATTCCGGCAGGAATCGACCAAACGCCAGATATATTTACATTACCGCGCCACGTGCAAAAGCCAAGCTCACTAGACTCAGTTATTGCCATGAAATTTGCTGAATCTTGCAATAAAAGTCCGTATGTACCAACTGCGGGCGATTGTGGTATTTCAAATGCTGAAAATCTTACCCATCCTTTATTGCTCTCTGATGTAGTGAATGTTATTCGATTTCCAGACATTGAATACCCAGTAACCCACCACGCCCACACCGCAGATGAGCCCAGCGGTTGTATCACCCCGCCAAAATCGGACGGCACGAGATATAATGCCCCCCCGGTATATCCATTCAATACAGCAGAGGGTGGATTCCCCGTACCGTTAGTATCATAGTATCCCAAAAACTTTAATAGCCGAGTGCCAGACGTCATATTAATGCCTTTCCCCCCATCACTGGGGGAGATATATAGAATAGGTTCAGCCATTAGAAGTACCCGCATATTATCGCTGGCTGACCATTTGCGTGATATGTCCTCTGCCCACGATAATCTACTATGGTGCGAATACCATTAATCGTGTTATCCATAGTTATATTCCCCCTGAGATTTACATTGTTAAATTCAGCATTACCATTTTTAAAATCCAGTTTTAGACCGGATATTCCTTGCACGTAATTATCTGATTCAAGGGTATCTGTTATTTTTCCTCGCCCAATTGATGCCTTTGCAATAAATGCATCATTCATAAACACTTGACCATTTACCACTGCAAAAGGCGAAAATAAATTACCAGTTGGACCGGAGAGCAATATAAATTGATCGGCAGTAAAACCAATTGAGGATTTAGCTACACCATTAATAAACTCTGCACCAATTACCATGCCTGCGCTGACAAACTGGCCGTTATAATTCAGTCCGGCCCTTAAACTATAAGTAGCACTAGCCCCGCTGGCATCAACAACTGCTGTCATTTTTTGGTCTATCGCTGCTGTCTGGTCTTCAAATGTTGCTGTAACAAGGGTTTCAAACTCAGCAAATGCTCTTTCAGCATCGGCAACAGTGGTCGTTAAGTGGATAACACCGGCTTTATTCTCTCCGTATTGAGCCCATTGCTGCCAGATGCTGGCGTTATTGGCCTTCGCTGTTTCGAGAATGCCCTCTGCATTCATGAAATCATCATTAATCAGTTGCTGACCCGCAACTGTGTTATTGATAAAGTCGTCGCCAATCGCTTCGAGAATAGCGCTTGTGTCTGTGCTGGATATGCCACGGATCCAATCCACCCACGGCGACTGATTACCGGATTTATCAACTATCCGTGCGCGGAAATAGAACACTTGCCCCGCCCTTAATCCCTGCATAGTGTAGTTCCGTTGCGGATGCGGCACATCACTCAGCAGCATGGCATCGGTACCATTAGCAGACAGGCTATATTCAATCTCTGTTTTTAACGCATCTTCGGCTCCTTCAGGGTATCCCCAATTGAGAGTGATGCCAAAGAGAATGCCTGTAGCTGTAAATCCAACTGGCATTGGAGGATTTCCCTCTTTACCGTTTAATGTGGTTTCCTGAGCATTAGCCCAAATACTGGATATTTCTGAGGGGTTAATAGCACGAACGCGAGCCTGATATTGTCCAGCATAAATACCTTCAACCTGAAATCCCTGAGCAGATGTGCGCGGTGCTGATATCCAGTTTCCGTTATCACGTCGCCATTCAGCCTCGTATGCTATCGCGCTGGCTGCTGGTTCCCACGTAACACGTAGGGTGGTTATTGCGAGCCCTTGTGAAAGTGCTGAGAAGCTATCAATAACAACATTTGTCGGAGGTGGCTGGACGCCGGGCGGGATTACGCTGATGGGTCTTTCATCAATCCGAGCGCCCGTATCAATTCGCTCATATTTGTCCGGATCATGCTGAACAGATGAGATACTGTATGTATTGTCGTCATTGTCAGAAATACCAGTAACCCGATATTGCTGGATAGCTAAATCATCCGCATCAACAGACCAACCGCTTTCCGCTGCTGGCACTTCACTGTAAGCCGTTGTGACAGTGATTACTTTCCCGTTGACCACTTGCACCGTTCTGCCCTGAGCTACACCGTTTGGTAAGTTAACAAGTAGCCGGTCACCTGCTTTCACATCAGCAACACGGTCAAGAGTGATATTCCGGCCCGATACTGAGCTAATGCGACCGCCCATCTTCCGACCAGAGAGCATATCATCCGCAACACCAATGATATGACCGGGCAACGGAATGGCCCCGTCTAACCCTACATTAAAATTAACAGTCCGGTCTTTACTGTTTGTCAGTAGCGCCCAACGTCCACGCCTATTCGCCTCAGTTTGCCGGATACAGCCGATAGCCGTCATATCAAGCTGATTGACACCGTAGCGACGAACCAAGTCGTTATCTGACACTGCCTCGATTGCATCCTGACAGTTATTTGCGGGGTCACTCCAGCTCACCATTGCGGTTGTATAGCGCTTTTTCTCGGAACCACCACCGTAAGTGAATCGTCCGTCAATCACACTGGCACGGGTAAATATATAGTCCACATCTCGTGGCATATCTGCCAGGGTGCAAAGCTGATTATTTCCCCAATAGGTCATGCCCCGAAAAATGGCGGCCAAATCACGCAATACAGTAAATGCCTCGGCCTGAGACTGAATATACACATCGCAGGTAAAACGAGGCTCAGTACCACTACCGCCCCGACCATCAGGAATAAGCTGATCGCAGTATTGACCAATTCGGTACAGCTCCCACTTATCTACCTGGCTGACCTCAATCCGATGACCAAGGCCAAAGCGATCTGCTAATACAATGTCGTAGAATACCCAGGCTGGGTTGTTGGTATGAGCCCATTTAAATGAACCATCCCACACACCAGAGTAGGTACGCGTTACTGGATCATATGTAGTAGGTACGCGGATAATCCGGCCTTTAGGCTCACATGAGATAATAGGGATATTCTGAAATTGAGTTGCGTCGAATTCTATATAGAGAAGCGCGGTATTTGGGTAACGTAACTTGGCATCGATGACTTCAGAAATAGCTTCGACATTCATCTTGTCGGCAATGCGGCCAGAGTTGGCATTGGCTGTTTTTCGCCTTGTACGAACCTGCCAACCAGCTGTGGCCTTGGGTAGGTTTATTCTGTGCGAGCGTTCATATAAAGTTGTTGTTTTCCCATCAATGGCTGTATCAAGCAGTGTTTGATATGCGCCACCATCCGTTGCCACATCGACGGCGTACTCAATGCGATAACCGCCAACATCACCATTGTCCGCCTGACGCTGTAATGAGGGCCATCCAAGACGAACACGTGTAGCCGAGAGTTGGGTATTTGTGATGGAGCGCACCCATGGCGTATCTGATTTAAGCTCTGTGTTAACCGTTATCTCATTCTCGACATTTGGCATTCCTTGAATGTAGTCCTGAGCCTGCGTGCCGGGACGATACTCCCAAGTAACCCCAGTGAAATTACTAGTACCGTCAGAATTCTTTATAGGTGTGCCGTCCAGATAGATATTGGTTCCATCCAAACCTCCGGCGAACTCCCCCTCACCCAAAGCAATGAGTATTTTAGCTCTTGCCGTCGATTGAATACTGTCCGGTGACTCAACTGGCGTTGTGGCATTGCTGCCCCCACCTTTGCGGCCTTTAATTGGTTTACGTGCCATATTTCACCCATAAAAAAAGCCCACAAAGTGTGGGCATTGGCGTGTTTATTGATCAACTCAATGGCGATTACCGGCTGATCTTCTATTGTGTAAGGTCAGCCCACCCAAGCCGCGCATGGCTAGGGTGTTATCTATCGGAGGAATGGCTGATTTACTCTGGGATAAGGAAATAGAAATGTCGAAATATACAATAAGTAGTATTACTGAGCTGTCTCAACTACAAGACTTGAAACCACCGTTCCACACAAACATTACCGTTAATCTTAGAACTGCGGCTGGTCAAACAGCTGTTAGTTTTGACCCTCATGGAATGGACATAATGAATATGACAGTCAGTGAAATCGGGGAGGCTGCGTACAAAATATTTATTGATCGGCTTTCTGCAAACAACAAATAGCGGCTCTTAACTCATTAAAGTTAAGCTGGTTTAAATCTTGATAGCAGATCACTGCCTCTTGGATGCTAGTGATCTGCTGTTGCATGTCTGACACCTGCTGCTCTAGCGCTTCAATTCGTTGTTCTTGCGTCATAACTCACTCCTGCCTTTCGGCGTTAATTAAAATAACCGCTCTTACATTTGATCTTCAGCATAAATACCCGCCGAGATAACCGCCCCGCCAATTCGACGCTTGCCGTAGAGTACGCCCACCGGGTTACCCTGAGCCGTAGAGTTAACCGGGCCGCCGAATGCATAGCTTGGCTTGTTGTCTGGTGATTGCCTCATGGCTAACCCACTCTGCTGCGGTGATAGCATTTGGATAACGCCGCCAAGGGCCATGGATGCGCCCATCATTGCCATTGCACCACCCCATACTCCACCCGCGCCAAACGCCACCGCCAAGCCTCCACTCATCAATGTTGCCATACCGATTAAAGCTACGCCGAGTATGGTCTGGAACAGCCCACCGCGTTTGCTCCCTATAATTACAGGAACAATACGAATTTCTTGTCCACCACTTGCAAGCTCCAACTCATCCTTGCCGACATTTCTCTTATTTTTGAATACAGCAAACGTGAGTCCACGCTGCTTAGCCGTCATCAGGTATTGCTCAAAGCCAGGAATAGTTACGCATAAAGCCTTAATAACTTCGCCAGAGCTACCAACTAATCGTTGATGGTCGCGACCGAACATCTTAGCTAATGAACCGCTTAGTTTGATTGGTGTCATTACTTCTTGCGCAAATAAAGTCATATTATCTCCAATAAAAAAGGCCGCCTAAGCGACCTCGATTTGTTTTACATAGTTGTTAGATGCATTTTTTAATGCCATCAACTCTCTGATTAATTCTCCAGTCAAATAATCCTGTTTGAACAAAAAAATTAACTGTAGAACCATTATCTATATTATGTACATCTGCGACTTCTGTTTGATTTGGGGTAAATACTGAGAACCCATTTGGTAACAAGCTCATGCTGACATCAGTAGCGCCCCCACCAACAACTTTAAATTTCTGCCATTCCATGGTGATGCAAGTAGCAAGAACTTGAGCTTCTTTTTTACTCTTAAATTCTGAATGTGGGCCACGCTCTCTCATTTCACTTATGCTGGAGCATCCAGCCAGCACCAAAACTACCAAACTTATGATTATCTGTTTCATTTATTGCTCACTTATCCATCCAGTATTTGTATCTAGCGTCAAACTCATCTCTGATGCTGCTCGGTAATTTGTTTTTTAATTTATCAAAATCATTAGCATAGCGAGTTTGAATATTCATAGGGTGCATACCGGGATTTATTCTTTTTAGTTTATTAACCATTTCCATAACTGCATGATCATTAATATCAAACCCAACTTTCCTGCGTATGAAGAAGGAATCAAAAGGTAAATCAGAGGGGTTAAATCCGTATTCTAAATTTGAAGAAATAACTTCATCTGCTGGCTTAACATCACTCCCGCAGTGTTTGCATTTAATGGCTTCAGGTTTGATTAGTTCAGCGCAAAAAGGACACTTCCTCATTCCGTTGTCTATTTGTTTCTGTTCTATTGTCTTATTGTCTGAACTCATAACTATTGAGTGAACCAGTGCCACAATAAACAGCAAAGCCCCGTATAGCCACCATAGGCCAAATGATCGCCCCTTACTATTTGCTATAATAGCTGGTATTAACCCAAGAAAAATCGCCGCTATGATAATTTCCAATCGTTCACCCTCCATGAGTAACAGTTCGTTACATCATAGCAGGGGATCGCTGCAAAACAACGCAAAAACCCACAGTTAAGTGGGTTGGGTTTTGGTCGTAAGACTTAACTAATTAAGCTACATCAGCACCGTGGATCAGGTGGCGCAGAGCTTCTACCCCGTTAGCGTTGTAGCGGAACGCTTCAACTTGCTTGCTGCTATACGCAGACTTATCCATTACATAAATGCCGTACTGGTCAGTCTTGAGGTTATTGGCGTTAGATATGCGGCCGATTTTTTGAGCAGAAATACCAAGCATCTCGCCAACCTGACCGGCTGTGTAGAAATGTTCTTCCAGCTTTGGCAAAGGGATAGCTTCAAAACCAGCGACTGGGTTAATAATGTTAGCCGCAGCGCATTGTTTAGACAGCTCACTAAGGTTTGGCATCATGTCGAAAAGCTGATGAACGGCTTCAACTGACATTTTCAGCGTTCTCGCCCTGCGATACTCAGGCAGCCCTGATGAACTTTTTGCAGGAAGCGCCTTGCCAGTTTCCAGTTCACGCCAGCGTTTTGATACTTTGTGGCGGAGTGGAATGCTGTAGCCGGTGATCAGTGTCATGGTTAAATCTTCATCGAGAAGATATTCCTGATATACGCGCCCTTTTGCATCCGTGTAATCGGCGGAAAAGTCCGCCGATTGAATATTAAGCGCTTCGAACATTTTGCGGCAGTCGTGCAGCACATCTTTATGTTGCTTACCAGTAAGAGTCGCAATCTCTCGACTAGACATTTTCGTGACATCAGATCTACCATTTGCTAAAGTTAATGCAGACATAAAACCTCACACGGTTTAGTTTATTGAGCCGCCAGCGCTAACTGGCGGTTTTTTATTGCCTGTGTTCCGGCAAAATCTATCTAAGTGACCGCTTCGTATAACCACCGATAGCACTCCCTTTATTATTTCCAGTGAATGAGACGTTCATCCCTCGTTCAGTTGAGTTGTTTTTAAGAGCCTCAGTCACGATCTTCATTTCTTTTGCGCACCAACCGAAAGTCTCTTGCAGATGTATTACTTGTTTAGCAATGCCATACATCGCATGGATTCGTACTTTCACGCCGGTAAGGTCATAACCATCCTTCTCAAGTTGCTCTATTAACTCAAGCTCTGGTGCGCGGTTGCGCTCGTCAAGAATGGTTCTTGGTGACATCCAGTCATTACCAAAGATTCTGTCATGTGGATCAGCGCTTTCAATCGGGTAATTGTAATCGGCACGGCGCTTAATTGGTGATTTGGCAGCATCGCGATCCATTACATCTAATGCCCAACGACGAAATTCTTTAGCTACTGGAGTATCTGCAAACATTGCTACCAGATGAGCACCACGCAGCGAGAAACAGCGAACCATCATGTCAACATCGCCAGTTTTTCTAACCACCCTCAATTTGAGGGTCATTGACATACAAGCTGAAAACTCATCTGAATTTCGCGCGTAAATCTGAGTAACTGCATCAGCTTTTTTATATTCCAGCGCCTTAGCCAATTCAGTAGCTGTAAGCCAGATCTGATTTGAGTGAACTACTGGTGTGAAAACTGTGCTGTGGAAAGCTAACTCTTTATTCGCTATAATCTTCATGTCGGTTACTCGCTTAAGGTTTCTGACGCTAGAGGCCTCGTTCGTGTTCGCGCACTTCGAGGCTTCGCCATTATTAGGCTTCATCATTTCTCTTCTCTATCAATCCATACGCTTTTCTCAACTGATAAATCACCTCAGTATTAAACTGCCGACTCTGATCTTCACCATTGCTTTGTATTGCCAGACAGATCTCCGCAGGGAAGCGAATCTTACGTTGGTACATGTCTTTTGCCTTTTGCATTTACCTCTCCTTTATTGCCTCACTGTGGGGCAAATTAATTGTCACACCGTGCGTCATTGAAGTCAACCCCACGGTGGGGCATAATTTCAAGAGTCATCACTATTATCAGAATCGGAATCGCTATGAGCAGAGAAGACCCACAATTAAGAATCAGGCTTCCTATTGAATTAAAAGAAAAAATAGAAGATGCTGCAAAGGTAAATAGTCGATCAATGAATGCTGAAATAGTTCAGAGATTAGATGTGAGTTTTCTGAACGAGATCCCAACCGATGAATTAATTTCGGCCAAAGATGCTATAAATATTGTGAATAAAGCTAAAGATGAACTATCCAACATTATCCTCAAAAGAACATTTGCTGAGATTAATGAAAAGATAAGGATAGGACACACTGGCTTCTGTATTGACCTTAGCGACCTAGAGCTTGAGGGACTCAGCGAGGATGACTTTGTATCCGTGTTTCAACTCACCTTTGATCGCCTAAAAGAACTCGGTTACGTCGTGTCGGAAAATACATGGGATGCCGAGGGGTTTCTGATTGATATTCCTTGAAGCGATAACACTCCAATCCAACAAGAAAAAACCCACCGGCGCAAGGATGCGCTAAAAGACCGATTAACAGCAATCAGGCATTAAAAGCAATGCAGAATAAGGAGTAAAAATGAAGTTAATAATAGCTATATCCCTCATTGCGATATCTTTTGTATCAACTGCCGCAACTCAGGAACAAAAAGACAATACCAAATTTATCCAAGACTTGATGCTTCACTCCAAATTAGCCGGAATGTGCGGTGCCATTAAGCAGATGGGTAATTTCCAAGAGTCTACAAAAATGCCTGGCGGTGATGAGTTTATTGCTAGATTCCTTGCTACTGAACAAGCAAGACTCAATATATCGCCACAACAATTTCTTGATGTATGTGAAAAAGCGACATCGACTTACAATGATTACGCCCCAATACAACCATAATAAAACCTCATCAGATGGTCACTCCAACCCGACGCATGGACACGCCAGTGTAGCGCTAGAATCTCAAGGTGGTCTAAATCATGAGAACAGGTTAGGCTCTTTGTTTAATCAGCAGGTGGTGCATAGAAATGTACAAATTTGATCGGGAATTGCAAAAATATATACTCACCAACTGTATTGCAGTTTATCCGGGTTATACGTCATGGAATCAATTCCCTCCTGAAATTCAGGATTACGGCGATGATGTTTTGTGCGCAAACATCCTTTATTTGAATGAGCATCGTCTTATAACAATACGAAACCAAACAAGTGATGACCCATACTCTTTTCTTGACAACATGAAGGCTACAGCCGCGGGTGTTGACTTCATGCTTCAAGATGGAGGGATCGGAGCAATACTTAGTGTGCACACCTTCAAATTCCATAAAGATGCTGTTGTGGTACTTGAGGACCTTATAGCTATCTCAAATATGAGTAAAGGTGAAAAAGAAAGAGCCAAGTCAGCGCTTTCAGAGCTACCAATAGAAGCTCTGAAAGCAGTAGTCCAGACAGTAACTACCGCAGGGTTAATGGCCCTGACAAAGTAAAAATATCTATCAAGGCCAGAATGCAAAAACCCGCCTGAGCGGGTTAACAATGATTTTTGTAAAACCTTTTATTTTTTGGAGATGTGAAATCTGATTTTTCAAACCCCTCTAAAACTCTTTTGAAAATTGATTCATGCATGTCAGTTTTAGGGATTAGCTCCCCACTTTGCTGTCGAGCAATAACGCTTGGCACTTTCCAAATTATTGCATCTTGATAAAAAACATAGCTGTCATGTTTAATAAATTCATGCTCACCACAGCGAAGAATGCAAGCGGGATCGTGCCTGGCAGGAGCAGGATATATAGTTGTTATATTAACTACTAAGACGCATTCACAAGCATGTATTGGATAATAAATTGGGTCATTACAAATGACATGAAGATGGTTAGCCCCACCAACAGGAGCAAGAACAGTGCCTTTCCTGTATGGTGAGTACTCCGTCATGATAACTGAGCACTAAATTTTTGAATTTCGCTGCGTTCACGCATTAGCTTAATTAACATCTCAGCTTCTTCCTCAGTCTTTCCTCCCGCCATAAGTACAGCTTTTGGATTGATAGGAATGGATGAACCATGCGGATCTTGCCATTCAGGGCAAATTCTATGTGTTAAATCACATAAATCAAAACGTTTAAATGCACCAAATTCAGCAAATACTTTATCCAATATGCGGATATCTGCCCTGCTTAACTCATCAAAAGCATCATCGTTATTAAGACCATGAATTTTCTTTTTAATCGAAACTTCATAGTTCCTTTCTCCTGCGATCCATTCTGCCCATGGTGATTCACTGTCTGGGCTGCCTGACTTTAATAAATCATAAGTTTTTGATAAAACCGGACCATTATCCATGGAAACAGCTCTATCACCAGTCATAGAGTCTCCATAGGAAAGAATGTATTCTCGTTCTGCAAGATAAAGCAACTTCATGAGTTTGATGTACGCCATGCGTCCACCGCGTTTAAGCAGTAGATATGCAGCCATTTGAGCTACTTTCTCTTCGCAAAACATAATCACCCCCAACTAAATCAATGGTTACCTTAAGGTAACTTACATCGAAGTGTAATTGACCGAGCCGTCAACATACAACCGCAGTTGTTTATCAAATAGCTAAATCTTTGGTTAATCGAGTGATTTATTTTCTACGCAGTTCACGAATTTAACTAGAACTTACGCGATCTTGCTTTAAACAACTGTATGGTTTCACAGCTATTGAGCCGGTTGGACTTTCTACTAACGCCTTAAATCTACTCAAGGGCACATCAAAAAGCAAAACTATCATCAAGAGCACCAATAAGATGCATCTAAATTATATCCCTTGATACCTCACCACCTTAACCGTCCTTTCCTGCCAGTAGCCGCCATAAGGCACACGCTGGCTAAGCTGTCCGTATAAATGGTGCAGCATCATCCCATCGTCCAGCAAAATCCCCGCATGATTAGCAACTGGGGCTGAGACTTGCATGATGATCAGGTCGCCTGGTTGCGCTGAGCCACTGAACTCACGGAAACCGCATTCATACCAGTTATCCATATAGAAGTTTTCTGTGCCTGACTCCCACCAATGACGGTCAACGCGATAGTCTTTCAACTCAATGCCATGCGTTTGCTTGAAGTAGGACATTATCAAGCCCCAGCAGTCGGTATGCCCTAATACGAACTCTCGGCCAATGAGCGGGAGATCACCGCGCGGCTGGATAGTGCGTAAATCCCCTTCTGGCCAGCTAACAATGTGCCAGGGTAGTTCGTTATTATCGCATTGGGCCATGTCCAATTCGGACGGCTGAGTGGTAGCGTCGGGGTGGCTGTGAACAATCGCCGTGATGGTTCCCCAATCTTCTGCCTCTACATAGCCTGTGGGGTCAAGGTGAAACTGTTCAGTCGGGTTTGTCGCCAGGTTCTCGCACGGAAAGTATTTCTCTACTCGCGACTTCTGAGCAACAACCCCACAGCACTCTTTGGGGTGTTCAGCCTCGGCATGGGCCAATATCGCTTTAAGCGTTTTATCTCTCATCTCTACCTCTTGATCAGGGCCGCGCCGGGGAACCCACCAAACGGCAATGGGTTATCGGCTCCAAATCGTTTTTTGCAATCGACCAACAGCCCAGAGCATTTATCCTTGCTTGGGTCATCTGTCGGATTGCCTTTCTCGTCGAAGTACAGCGTACCGGCATAATCGCAGCCATTACCTGAACGGTAGTCTCCGCGCATGCACCAGGTGCAGAGGGAGTGAATTTGCCGGGTAGGAATAAGCAGCCCCTGCAAATCTGCTGGGCTGGAAAGTGTGAATTCAACAATCTCATTGGTTTCTGTCGATTTACTGTCGATATAGTAAACCTGCACTTTCTCTTGTTCTGGGTCTGCATCCGAATTGCCTTCGGGGAAGTTCACGGCATCCAGGTAATGTTTGAACGTGTCGTGAACAATAACTTTAGCCTGCACCATATCGTCAAAGGCCAGACACAGCGCGGTGATAGTTCCATCAAGGTTTGCGACCGATAACTTTGGCTGCGCACTTTGTCCATCGCTGGACATCTCAATACCTTCAACCTGTACCGGCCACGCCGAATACTCTTCCCCCTGCCACCAGATAGACTTGGCTGGTAGTTTGGATTCATCACCATTGGCGGCTGCAATTTCTTCTGGGGTATGGGGTAATGTGTCAGCGTGAAATCGCAATAACGGGCCATCAAATTTAGAGCCGTCCACTTCATACAGGCGAACGCGGTTACCCGGCTCCAGTCGTTGCAAGTCAGTATTAATTGTCATATTTCACCCATAAAAAAAGGCCGCCATAAGGCAGCCTTTAGAAAGGGCGTGGTTCCTGGTGATTTCGAAGCCGGGAAGGTCGCTATCCTCCGCTTTCTTTCACACTCTCGCTAAAGAGTGGCACCAGTATCTCTCCAGAATCCCACGCATTTATTGTAGCATCATTACTTCAATTACGGAGCAAAAGCCTGCTCGAAAGTAAATGAGACGGACATAACGTTACCACCAACGGGTACGGCCTTGATGGAGTCAACGGATACACGCCACAGGCCCACAACACCATAAGGGGCCGTCCATTGGCAGGACTTGGTGGTATGTCTGCGAACAAATGCCAGAATGGGCATCATCTCTTTTTCTAAGCCCTGGAATGTCAGCGGCCAAGACTGCGTTTCAGGGTTGATGCCGTCACCAGTGACCTGCTTGTAGCCATCGCCGAACTGAGCAGTCCTGACCCGCTGGTTAAAGCTCCCCTCAGGAACGCCCTGAGTTCGCCAAAGAAATGTTTCAATTGCCATTCTTAACGCCCCGCTCTGTTAGTGACAAAATTGGTGATGCGCCCACTTTGCCCCATAGCGCGATCGAGTTGTTGGGTAACAATAGCTATGACTTCATTTCTCGCCGCCTTGCTAACCAACTCTCCGTTATTTGCACCAGTATCCTGTTGTTGGTTCCCCTGGGTGGTTATTGTCATGCCACTCAAATCGACTGATATGGCCGTCTCTCCGCCCTGCATGCCGAGCATTGGCGCTGTGGCAGTTAACCAAGGCCGCTGAGCAATGCAAGCAGCAGCTACAAACAGTTGTGATGCTTGTCCCCGCTGATTCATCAGTCGGTTGGTTTAGCCAGGCTCTGCAATCAGTGGATGAAGTGCGATTCATTACTGATGGCCGTATATCGTTTTTAAGATCCGATACTGGCAAGCCAGTCAATGGCAATAACAAAGGTTCGTTGTTATTCATCTGGCGGCCATTCATCAAGCCTCGCTGTATGTTCAATACTGCTAAACGCGATGAGCTAAAGGCGATTGGACAGAAAATATTAACAGGGAGTAAAGCAGCATGAACTTAATCATCACATATCTTGACTGGATCCTGCTTGGAATCGGCGGCTGTGCAGCTTTATGGTTGATGTGGGTAAAGGGATGGTGAGCGCATGGAACCGACAATAGAGAACGCAATCAGGTCAGTAGCAAAAGATGCGCTTGCTGAAATAATAGAAGTTAAAGAGAAATACACAATTCAAGAGCACGACAAGCACTTCACTGAAATTCTTAATCGCTACGCAAAAAAAAATCACCGCCCTACCCATTGAGATGCAACCGAAAACTTTCCCCGCCAAGCGCTGGTTAAGCTATTACGTCCGTCAGATTGATAAAGAGATAAGAGGACAGCTATGAATGATGTAAAAATCGATGTTCCTCCGGTCCTGATAAACAGGACAGCAATACAGCAAATGCTCGGTGGAATATCGCGAACGACCTTCTATCAGCGCCGTAAAACTTGGGAACAGCAAGAAACACCGTTCCCGCCAGAAGTAAAAGAACTATCTGCGCCAAAAGGGGGGGCATTATTTCGGTACCAAGATGTAATTAAGTTTTGTCATGATATGGGGCTAATTTCATCAACACACGCTTGAATCTTGCCCGCCCACAAATCCGCTGCTTCTATCTGCTCGCGTATATAATCGTGATGATCATATACAGCGAGCATACCTGCCATTTTATGCCCGAGTATCTTTTCTGAAACATGCGGTGCGACCCCCAGTTCTGCCATTTTTGTTTTTACCGTCCTGCGCAAATCATGCATTGCCCAGTCTGTCACTCCCATTTGCTTTCCGACTTGTTCGGCCATCGAAAGAAGAACCCCAGCAGACATTGGCCTATCCGTCTGAATTTTTGCAGGCGGGAATGCTTGTTCGAATTTGGGATATAGGGCGAAAATCTCTTTCAGTATTACTACTGCTGAGTCAGAAATGCCCCTCACAAATCTGCGCCGTGTTTTCGATAATTCCTCCCGCACTGCCCATGTTTTTCGCTCTAAATCAAAATCCCGTTTTTTAACCATCCTCATTTCTATACCACGGCAACCGGTGAGCAGGACTAATTTTATAAATAACTTGTTCTGATATGTGAGATTTGATGAATCGACAGCCAGCCAGAACAGGCCGATCTCCTTATCGTTTAGGTACCGGTCGATAGTTCGGATTGGGTCGCCCACATCGGCAACAGAAAGCGGAGTCAGGAGATTTCGACTAATTCGGTTACGCCGTAACGAATAGTTAAAAATTTGCTTTATCTTGACTAGCATCATGCCAGCCATCACGGGTGCCCCGTTCTCTCTCATTCGTTTAAATACTGATTCCCAGTGAGAAATTTGCATTTCATCAACGATCATTTTTCCAACATATGGAGTGACGTGCAGGTCAAACATCCGGATCCAGTAATCATACTTAACCAGCTTTTTAGCTTGTGGGCTTTCTAGCCATTCATGAATACAATCGCTGACGCTCAACGCTTGGATCTTCTCGTTCATTGCCATTTTGCGCTGAACAGACGGGTCTCTGCCCCCGCTTGCGTGCTGCCTGCACACTTCAACTGCATCTCTCGCTTCTTTTAGCGACATTGTCCCGTAAGTGCCTATTTTCATTCGCTGCAACTTTCCAGCAAAACGATAACGGAACTGAAATGAAACCAACCCTTTCGGACTAATCCTTACTGATAATCCATTCGCATCAGGAAGCTCACTTGGCCCACTGTATGGCTTGCCGACTATTTTTCTTAGCTTTGTGTCATTCAGTGCCACAACATTACTCCGGCAAATTTGGTACGCAATTTGGTACACAAATATTAACGCACGGAATGGAACAAAGTGGAACAGAGTTGAACGGGTATAGTGACGAGAGTCTGTAAGATAAAGGGGTCTTAGAAGATATTAGAACAGATGTGAATGGATAGGAATGGGTGTAATTGCTTTCACGACAGATCACATGCAAGACATAATTATTGTTTGATTTCAAAAAGTTAAGTACTCAACTCAACCCACATTTGTCGAATAGGTACTCAACTGTGTACACAATTTGAATTTGTGACCCAGATCGCATCACAAAAAGTGGTAGCTATATTATCACTACTTAATACAATGAGGAACATTATCCCTTTTTATCCTGCATACCGGTTTATCGCTAACCTGACGCTAGCATAAAATTAAGATACAGTAAGCAATCAACGTGCCTCATGATGCATCAATCAATGATAATGATCAGCGACAAAGTTATCATTCTCCAATAGCTCTATAATCGCCATAATATCAACACCGTACAACCGAGGGGCAACAATTGCAGCGACAACCTGTTTCATCCTCCAGAATTCTGTCGATTGGTTATGATCCTGATAATCGCATGCTGGAGATACAATTTCGTGAACAAGGGACTTATCAGTATCTTGGTGTCCCTGAACGTGCTCATCAAAACTTTATGTCTGCCGTTTCGAAAGGCCGTTTTTTTGATGGTGTGATAAAAGGCAAGTTTTTGTGCCGCAAAATTGGGTAGTACACAACCAGGTATTCCATAAGTAACTCAAACTGAAACGGTCGCTTCAATGATAAAGATTGCAGAGAAGCCTACCGTTTCAGGTATTGGGAGAGGATTCTCCCTCTGAATAGCGCAAAATAAGTATAGGTGTCATACACAATAATGCTGACGGAAAACTTATTGTCGTAAATACGTTAATTTTTGCGATAGATCATGCCTCTGCAATCAGAATAATCCCACCGTAGGTAGAGCCGCGATAAATGCAGCATCAACCGTATATGGCATGGTCAGCTTTACCTGTATTTTCAATTCTCTTCCAATAGTCAATTGAATAAGCATGTTGGTTGGCGTAAACCCCATGGCATTACAACCCAAAGACGCTATAACATCGCCCTAATTAAGGGCTATCAGTTAGCAAAATTTATCCGTGTGGTGATGAGTCACTCAGGTCAAGCCATTGATAAAAAATCATGTCTACCTCGTACGCCTGACCCAGTACACCGTGTTTATATAAGTTTCGTAAATGTACATAATTCAGCCAAAAATGATTTACATTACCGCCTATTGCTTTTAAGTAGCGCTGGGTGTATTGCTATTTCTACAGGATGTGCCCATAATAAATTTCCGTTTCCGTGTAGCAATGGTTACTGGAACGTCGCCCTGATTGTTTATTCAATCGGGGCGTTTTATTTTCTGGCTAAATGAATACGTTTTATCAGATCGAACGCCAAACAGATTTGAGTTTTTTATTCTGAGGATATTAACCTTGCACAGCATCAGAGTCTTTTTCTGGCTGCATTCTCCGCGCTGAAAAACCATAATTCAGGGAGCCGCTTAGGATAGAAGCGAATCTCATAACTATCTTTGAGTGGGGTTAAACGCCAACGAGGGCGAGCTTCCCGTTTCGGTTTTAAAAAACGTAGACGACCGCGAACGCGAGCGGCTTGCATATCCAACACCCAAGCTACAGAAGCTGATAATGGTTGGCGAACATATTCATCTTCAACGCTAATATCACAAATGCACAAAATCCTACTCCTCGAAAAAACTGATGCTGACATAATTATTCTGGATAGAGGGCGCTGAACCAACCACTACCCACCGGACATTTGATCTGCATCACATAACTATGTGCTTGTATGATAATGTCGGCTACGATCACCAACACTTTCCACAACCTAACCTACCGTGAATAAGGACAAAATAGCCTTTTACCCAAAGTATCGCGTACAGTGGCGAGGTTCGTAATAATACTCTTCACACAAGTAAGTTAAGCTGGTGTATGAATTATTGCCTGATATCGTTTTTTTTCGGGTTTGATTGATGTTATTTGCGGAGTAGGATCCATGCTAAGTATTTTCGAATTATTTAAAGCCGTTGGCTTAGGATTAGTATTGCTGCTGCCATTGGCAAATCCACTGACGACGGTGGCCTTATTGCTAGGGTTATCCGGTAATATGACCCGCGAGGAGCGTAATAATCAGTCGTTAATGGCGGCAATTTATGTCTTCTTTATCATGACTATCGCGTTTTATGCCGGTCAGATCGTCATGAGTACATTTGGTATCTCTATTCCCGGTCTGCGTATAGCTGGTGGCTTAATTGTCGCGTTTATTGGTTTTCGTATGCTCTTTCCGCAACAATCGGCTGAAGATACTCAACTGGAGGCAAAATCCCAGGATTTAAAAAAACGTAAATCCATCAATATTGCCTTTGTACCGCTGGCAATGCCGAGTACTGCGGGGCCAGGTACGATTGCAATGATCATCAGTTCCGCTGCAACAATGAAAGACCAGACAATGTTTGCGCCATGGGTATTGGCCATCGCCCCCGTAATCACATTCTTATGCGTTTCGTTGATTTTGTGGGGATCTTTACTCAGCTCAGGAGCGATTATGCGCTGGGTTGGTAAAAGCGGTATTGAAGCGATTTCACGTTTGATGGGATTCTTGCTGGTATGTATGGGTGTGCAATTTATTATTAATGGCGTCTTAGAGTTGATCTCAACTTATCAACCTGTCATGGTGATGGGGAGTGAGATAAATCATAGGTGATATGCGCGATAATTGTGGTACTGAGCGAAGCACAGTGGGAAAGAGTGAAGTCATTTTTGTAATTCATTTCTCCATACTGCAACAGAGTATTATGATGGTTCATCGAGATAATCATGAGCGCCGTCTAAGTAGTCGGGATAGTTCAAACACACGCCTTACCTTCTTAACGTCTAAACAATAGCATGGCATGCATCTACAGGCATGGTCCCAAAGCCAAGGCAGGTTGAAGCCGGGCGAGTCGTTTCCCGTAAGCCTTAAGAACACCTGATGATCTTACTACTGTTGTTTGTTGTATGCGATACCATCATGCCTCCTCCTCATCACTAGCGGCTATGCCAGTAAAGAGGTCACCCTGTATCCTGTTCGCCACCTCTTTCCGTTGCTGCTTAACAATGCGGTAAACGCTTTGCTCGGAGATGTTGAATTGGCGGGCAACCTCACCATGGTTATGCCCCGTGAAGGCTTCCCAGATAGCCAGATGTGTGTTTGCCCGCTCTATTTTCGCTCCTTGTGGCATGTAGACAAGCTGGCCTCCCCATGTCTGAGAAATCTTAATCGCAACATCCTGAGCCAAGATTTCAGCTTGTACAGTGTTGACCCCCAGTATCTCCTGTGCCGCTAGCGATATCATGTCAGCCAAATCAACCAGTAGCTCAGGGCCATGTTTACGGAATATAGACATTTGCCACCTCTCAAACTTATTTGATGCAATTTATGACGCATCATTGCCAGGAGCCTGATTCTGCACTCTGTTACGCCATTTTTTCAGCTGTTCTATCACCTGACTGGACTGTTGGCTACTGATCCATTCCAAGCGTCCTATGCCGGTGCAGCGATAAATAAAAGCGTTCATAGCTCGATCTGAGCGATCACGGATGACCCCTCGATCAGCCAGCTCCAGCCAGATACCTCGGATCATCGCAGACTGTTTGTCGGCGCTCTTGCATTGCTCTGCAGTACGAAGTTTTGATTTTACCCTGAAACCCAGTGATTTCATCGCATTCATAACCTGCTGTAGCTGCTTAACCTCCATATATTTAGTGCTGTCCAATTCTGTGTATTTAATCAGTAGTTGACGATAGGTATCGTCGTCCAGTCGGCGATCACGCTTTGCAACATGAATGAGTTTTACGAGTTGACTTCTATTCATGGTCTAGGTCCTCCCGCTAACTGAGTGATTCGGTTATGGCACCCCTGCGACATCTAGCGTTATGGGCTGGTATTTATCCGTGTCTCCTATACGCTCATAGACCCGGATATAGCTGGTCGAACAAACCACCTGTACCGACTCGCTGATGGCCGTCATGGCGCGTAACCAGCGGGGATCAGTGATGTCATAGCGGCGCAGCCCCAAAACTCGCCCAGTGCTGATGTTGCCCTCCTTATCTTCGGTGAATGCCTTGTCGACAATAACCCGCAGTTCAGGCCCGGCATCAGCCGTCCACTCATGCAGGCATTCATCAATCAAGGCCCTCGCGGCCTGCAACCGTTCGTCGAATGCAATACTCTCCTGGATAGCTCGCTGGAGCTTGAATCGGCCATCGAATGAATGCAGTGTGATATTGCCTTTTTTACCGCCTAATTTTGTATCGTACTGGTCAGCAGACAGTTCAATAAATGCCTGGATATCACCAAATGCTTGCCCCTTGAAATTTGCCAATGCCTGATTAACCACTTTGGCATTAGCTGCGATTTCTCGCACCAGAGCGTCCCGTTCTTTATCTATGGGTTTAATCAGGCTTTCAGGAATTAAGCAGCCCTTTGCATCCGGCCAGTATCCTTCAGGGATTTTTGTTTCCATATTTATTACCTCAACGTTGAGCTCAGGTTCTGCGATGCCTGCCGGATTAACGGCAAATCAATGCAAAGGGGTTTAATGAATTAACTCACACGCGGTGTTTTTTGGTTCTCCCCAACTACAAATATGATGGGGATCAATGATCTCATAACCATCGTTAATACCATTGACTCTATCCGTTTCCGCTAGGTAAACGCTCTTACCACTCCCAATGCTCCCGATGGCAGTCAGGATAATAAGCCCAATAACGGCAATCCATAATGTCACCCGGTCAACAGGCGCAAGCTTGTGGTAATTCAGTACATCCTCACCAGATAAGCCATATTTAAAGGTTTTCATAATGTTCACCCCTTAATGTGTATCGGCAATGCGGTGACCTTACAGCCCCTTAATCACATCAGCCGTTACAGTCGGTGAGCCTATCTCGGCAGCTAAGTTCATTGCAGCTGTGATCAGGTTGCCCACCGCCAGTGGATGTAGTAGTGACACCGTTCCCCTCCGACCTCCTTGGCTGGTGAGGCGTGCTTTTATGGCCTCCAGTGCATCCTCTGCCAGAACGTCAGTCATTATCTTACCGACACGGCTGAACTTGAACTGCAGGTATTCTTCCAGCTTGTCGTTCAGGGGCAGCAGCTCAACAACCTCACAGCGCTGTACGACTTCCCGCACGTTGTGATTGCGCTGCGACAACTTGAGTCCCAACTCAGACTGCCCAATCAGCACGATAGAGAGCAACTTTTTGAAACCATCTTCCAGCTCAAAAAAACGCTTCAGGTGCTTTAGGGTGGCCAGTGGCAAGCTGTGCGCCTCCTCGATAATCAGAATATGGCTGTATCCAGCGCGAGAGCTTTCCTTAAGTACCCTTTGTAGTTGTCTGAATTTTGCTTCAGACGAACGTTTAATGACCTCCAGAGGCTGCACCGTATTGATGATGGCTTCGGCGATATGTGAGGCTTTCAGCGTCTTTCCCTGCAAGTCATTATCTTCCATGGCGATGGTAAAGGGTTCGATCACGATAATGGGTGCGTTCTCTCGATTGATGCGTTCAATAAGATCTCGGCGCAATGTCGATTTCCCCGAACCGGACTCACCGACCACAGCCATAAACCCGCCATGCCTGGCGGTCAGATACAAGGCTTCGCGCACATAGCGGATATCCGGGCTGGTAAATACATCATCCGCGCTCTGTACCTCTTTATAGAATGGGTCACGGTAAAGAGAAAAATGTTTCTTGGCTGCTGGATACAGCACCTGTTTTGCCAGTAACATGGGGTGTTCCTCTTTGGTATCAGTGGATGTTACATCGACACGGGCGGGGGCTTCCGCCTGTGTCACTTCAAATTCAAATGCGATGTTATACTGAGCCAGAAAACCGGTGATCCGGCTGCGTAACATCGCCCTTGTCTTGTTTTTCTTGGGCCAGATATTGTGATTGATCATCTGCGATATCGTCGCCGGTGAGACGCCAGTGGCTACCGCAACCGCCGTCTGGGTGATATCGTGCTGCTGTAGTAGCGTTTTTAATGGCTGCATGCAGTGTCTCCTCATTGATCGTTAACGGCGATTAATCGCGGGATGTGCATTAGCGCGTCGGCAACTTTGTCTATCTCCAACTCGTCAATGCCATTCGGCCAGCCTGTCTGTAAGACGGTGAAGTGGCTGGGCAACCAGTCATGGCCCGCAGCACTGAGTTTGTTACGCAGTACCCTTGCCGCCTCGACATGCGTCAAAGGCCGTTGCTCCTGGCGGGGAGCCCGCACTGTCGATGCCTGCCCGCGCTTGGGTAAATAGGCAGGTAACTCGGTGTCATCAATATGCTGGTAAGGGTTGATTCGCCCGCCGAACGGCAGCGCTTTAGTCTTCCTGCTCAGGGTGGCATCCGTGGGGTTGTCCGTCCCGGTTATCAGTTGCTCGATTTCTGCTGCTGCTTTTTGGGCACGGGTATGAGCCGGTCGGCGATAGTTCTGGCCGATGACTGATGCCGTGGCGGCAAACCCCAGTTCATCCTTCTCCACGGCTTCAATGAGGTGGTAATACTCATGTCCGTCTGCATCAATGAGTACTACCTGTGCCGCACTGTCCCGCCAGGGATTGCGGGTGATCATTATTTTTTCACCCACCATCACGCCGGGGACGCTGGATACATCATACTCCGTCCCCCGAAAGGGGATGCGCAGCTTCGTCGTGACCACCCGGCTCTCAGGTGATGCCACCGCCAGTTCCCGGCACACTGCCACCGTGGGGGCTTTGATCAACTGTTCATGGCTGATCGTTAACCAAACCGCCGTTCGGGTCTGACGGTGCCTGCGGTGGATAGCAGTAGTATTAAAATACTGTCGCCATTGCCGGGCTAACTCATTTAATTCATCCAGGCTGTTGATCAGTTGGTACTTCAAACCCGGTTCGAATTTGCGTTCAATGATATCCCGAGCCTTCTCTACCTGCCCAGTGGCCCTGGCATTTCCCGCCTTATGGACCAGGAGTTTAATACCCAGGGAGCGGCATAAATTGCGTGTCATCCCTGCGGTGTTGGCTGAGCCAGGATCCAGATAGAGAATTTGAGGTACTCCATGCAGGACATCCCCCGTGTTACGTTCTTGCATGGCATTGATCAGCACGGAACACAGGTTTTCGCCCGATTCCGCCCCCAGCACATATTCGACATAGATCCAACCGCTGGTATGATCGGTGATTTCGTAACTCCAGACCCGCTCAGCGGCGATACGGCTGAGGTTTTTGGGTTTGTTTTTATAGAATTTTTTGTGATCCATCACCTGTAGGCTATGACCATTGGCGAGGTAATAGAGCACACACAGGCTGGCATCGATCTGCCAGACATGGTTAGGATGCAGGCTGGCCAGTTCGCAGGCCGGAGCCGGTGCAGTCAGTTGATCGGGATACAGCCCATAGCCCCGTAATGCGCGGACAATCGCCGAGGTTGACAGCCGCTGAATTTCCCCGGTGTCGGCATCGATATATTCTGCCCGGATCTGACCATTACTGCGCAACATTTCAACAGCATCCTCCACCGCCAGCAGCCGTTTACCATTTTTGCGCGTGGACTCTATCAGGACAGCGCTAAGCATCATGGCTTCCTGGCTGGTGAGTGCTGTTTTACCTGCATCGGCACGGCGTTTGCGCACAGGTTGTACTATGAGCTGCTTCAGCTTGCGGTGCAGCGTCCCCAGGCTGATCTGCATCTCCTGACAGGCTGCCTGATATAGCGCCGTTTTACCGCCATGACCGGCCCGCTTTGCGTCGGCAGCGACTTGCAGAATGCGTTCTGTCATTGCGGGGCTCATGTTACGACCCCATCCAGTCAGGGCGTTGTACGTCAGGGGCAGGTTCGCGTATCCAGGCGGGTACGACCTCGCCATTTGGGGTCTGTTTGACGTCAAATACATGCCGCAACTGTTGGAGGGCGAACTCGATTTGGGCCAGGCAACCGCTCATATATTCACCGTGATCTATACCGCACTCATTGGTATGTTCCTGTAGATGCTCAAAGCCACTGTATAAATTGCTCCGGATCGCCATCTCAACGGCATAGGTAAATGTGGTGACTTCTCGGCGCAGGGCTTCCCCCTCGGCGTCTGGGTCTGGCGAACCTGTGGCGATCAATGACTGTTTTTCCAGTTTGGTGGTGAGTTGGTCTATCCTGCTGTTCTTGTCAGCCAGGATACGGCTTTGTGCCTCTGCATCGGCACGGGAGTCACGCAGGGCGGCCCGGAGTTCGCGGCTGGTCATACGATCTATCTCATCCAATGTCAGGCCAGCGACTGTGCCCCCACTTGCTAATGAGACAAGTTCATCGTCATCTTCTGTCATTAAATCGAATAGTTTGGTCTTACCCAAAAGCGAAATCGATTTCGCTTTTGACTCCAGTTTCGGGGATAAATATTTAAGCGATGCCTTCATCGTTAATTGAGCTGTTCGCGCAGTGAGTCCCAGTTGCTCCTCGACAATCTCAACAAAATATCCATATGGTTCATTCTCCTTCAACACTACCAGACGTTTACCGGCCTCCAGCATGGCCTCCGCCGATTGGGACAGATAGAACTTGGTTTCATGTACCACACGATGGCGGTCATAAGGCAGGCCGTTACCGACGCAATCTCAGGTCTTACCTGCGGAGATCCAGAACCTAGGATCATTTGGTCATGAGACCACCGAGGATTACCAGGCTCAAGTGATCAACGACAAGCTACAGAGCATGAAAAACAGCCTGGAGGTGACCAGGGAATGGCAGCGGATAGGTGCACTTCGGGGCAAAATTCTCGATGCGAATGGTTCGATTATCTATGACCTGTTCAAAGAGTTTGAGGTCGCGCAGAAGAAAATCGTCGTGCCACTGAAAACGGCCACTACCGATGTACGCAAGTTACTCTTAGATGCCAAACGACATGCCGAGTCCAAACTGACTGGTGTGATGGTCACGGGATTCAAGGCATTTTGCGGACCCGTCTGGTTCGATATGTTTACTGCCCACCCCATGGTAGAAAAGGCCTTCGCTAACTACCAGGAAGCGGCAGATCGGTTAGGGGGCGATCTGCGCAAGGGGTTTACCTTCGCGGGTATCGAGTTCGAGGAATACAACGCCACCATCTCTGGCCAGGACTTTCTACCCGCGGAAGTGGCACAGGTTTTCCCCGTGGCTACGGGGGGCGTCTATCTGCTCTACAACGCACCAGCCAATTATAACGAGACCGTCAACACTCTGGGACAGCCCTATTACGCCAAGGCGGAAGAACGTTCCATGGGTAAAGGTTGGGATCTGGAGGCTCAGGCTAACCCACTGGCCATTTGCACCTTCCCGGAAGCCTTGGTAGAGCTGAAGGTGAGCTGATATGCGCTACTGTACGCTATACGCTGATGTGACAGCCACCTGCAGGGATGTGGGCAAAGTCGGTAACGGGTTCAATGCAGGGCAAGTCAGCAAACCTGGACGCTCTCTGCCAGCCGGTGTGACTGTTGCCAATATCAGCACCACATCAGGCGGAGACGCTGAAGAGAGTACGGAGCAGTTACGTGAACGCATTAAGTTAGCACCAGAATCATTCAGTAATGCTGGCAGCTATGGTGCTTATCAGTTTCATGTTCGCTCGGTACATCCGTCAATTATCTCTGTGGCGGTACTTGGCCCGGATGAAGGACTCCCCCCCGGACATGTTGAGCTTTATCCGCAGACCCTTGAGGGCACTCCCAGTCACGAATTACTGGCACTCGTACAGGCCAAAGTCAGCTCTGAGAGAAAACGCCCTCTAACCGACAGAGTCACCACTAAAGCCCCTATCACTATTGACTGGCAACTCCGCGCCAAGTTGACGCTATATACTACCGCCGACACGGAGACCACTCTGGCCCTAGCGAAACAAGCCGCTGAGAGTAACGCCCAGCAGCTCCGTTCAGCGCTGGGACGAGATATTGTCCCTAATCAAATCATCAAGGCATTACAAGTCGAAGGAGTTTATGACGTTGAACTGGTGCAGCCTGCCAAGCGGATCCCCCTTCGCCAGCACGAATGGGCCAACTGCACTGCGATAGAGCTGACCATTGCGAGAGTGAGCGATGGCTAATCAACAGTTGCCGCCACCGCTGGCAGGTGACGGGTCACTGCCTGCTCTCTGTTCAGCCATGGAGGAGATGTTCGCCGAATTACCGCTTGAGGTGCTACTGGTCTACCTGATTGACCTGGTGAAGACCCCGTTATTACCACTTTTGGCTGAGCAATTTCACGTGTTGGGTGATGAAGGATGGAACCTGACAAGTACTGAGGGGCAACGTAGGGAACTTATCAAGAAAGCTATCGAGATCCACAGATTAAAGGGGACGCCGTGGGCTCTGAAAGAGATTTTTCGAATTCTGAGGGTTGATATCAAACTAGAGGAGTGGTGGCAGCAGCAACCTCCTGGTCAGCCCCATACCTTTAGCCTCACCGCCTGGGTTAATGACAACCTGATAAAAGAGGAAGCCATCCTAAACGCAGATCTCTACCAACGTTTACGCCGGATGGTGCATGAAGTAAAACCTGTCCGTGCCGAGTATCAGTTCCGCATCGGTGCAGGGTTCCAGGGGAGCTTAATGCTGGTCAACGCCACAAAGCCGTATTCGGTCAGGCGAATCAGTATCACCACGCGCGGTCAAGTGAGCACGGAGCAATCCGTCAACCTGACCAATACCACTCAGTGTTTGACCGTGGTACGTGTTTCTATGGAGGTCCAATGAGTACAAGTACACCACTACAGCCCGTTATTCTGGAATCCGGGATCAATGCCATCTGGCGTGCAGCCAATGATGGCGTTGATGCCAAAATCACTCATATTGCCTTGGGTGATGCTGGGTATAAGCCTGACCAGAAGCAGTCAGCGTTACGTTCGGAGCGTGTTCGCTACCCTATTGCCGGTGGTGAGAAAGTCTCACCGCACCAAATTCACTTGGTGGCCATCGCGGATGGCCTCATCGAATTTTGGGTTAAAGAAGTGGGGTTCGTGCTGGCTGATGGCTCTATTCTGGCCATCTGGAGTGACCCGACGAAAGTGCTGGCATACAAGTCCGATGGAATAGACTTACTGCTGGCCTATGACATCAATTTATCAGCACTACCTGCAGATAGTGTCACCGTCATTTCGTCTGGTGCGGGTCTCAACCTGAATATGGCCTGGGAGTACATCACGATGGCCAACGCTGTCATCAATATACAGCGTCACATTGTACACCCGTACTGCGTGTAAGGAGCAAACTATGAGTTTAGAAAGGCAAATTGCAACACTGGTTGACTCGACTAACAGGCTGACCGATGAAGTCGCCGGGAAGCAGAGATCAATTGATGCCCGTGTCGATAACAAAATTTCTGAAATGGAAAGTTGGAAACAGTCTGTCCAAGCCAAAGATATCAATGGTGAAACGCAATATAAGTCGTCTATTGATCTGACTGGGCTGAGTACAGATAAGTATTATCCAGTATGGTGGCAATTTACGGCTAGTGAAAGCCACCCTGCAAGATTGGTGATCACCAGACCCTTCTGGGAGCAAGGTGGTGACAGCCCATTTGGGCGAACTGGGCACGTTGCATCATTGTTGCTGGAGATGGAGGGTAACTCGTGTGCTTGGGGAGGTGATGCCAACTATTTAAATATAAAAAGGCTTTCCCAAACGTATAGAAAAACGGTGCGAAACATCAGTTTTTCATTACCGTCAATTGTAAGGATCGTGGATGGTTATCCCTTGTATGAAGGGTTACAGGAGGGACAGAAAACAACCTGCCCTGCCTATAGCGGTTTATACCTTCGCGGCGGACTGACATACACGGTTTACAGTAATTTTACCCGCGCCTTAGAATACTCTCGTAGTAACGATTATGTTGAAATCTTTAGGGCTACAAGTGATGGTTATGAATGGATACCAAGAAAACAAGGGGGGCGCTGGCTTGCTAAAGCACTAGACATCAATGACCCAGAGCTAGGGCCGGAGTATGACAACTACACGACGGCATACTCATATGAAAACAGACAACTGTTCGCCCCTAAGGCGTAGGAGGCATCATGCAGATTATTATTAAAACTTTGGTCGATAAAACAGGGCAAACGTTAGTCAATGTCCCCGCAATTCCTCATACACTCATGCAGTTGGGTTTTGACGCTGATGAAGCGATAAATTTATGCTCTGAGGCTATTAATGAGGTGAAGTGGGCAGATATAAAGCAAGAGCGTGACCGGAGGATCCGTGATAGTGACTGGACTCAGCTTGCTGATATTTCTCTTACAAAGGAACAAAAAACTGACTGGAAGACATACCGACAGCTACTGCGTGATATCCCACAAACATACAAACAGCCAGACGATGTCGTCTGGCCAGAACTACCGCGTGGTGGGCAAACTTAAAGAAAGACAGCGACCAAACTGGAGTTACAGCGCCCGTTTGGTCAGTTAACACGCAGAACGACCCTGCGAGCCAACCCAAGGCTGCCACTGACGGCCATCAGTTCGCTAAGCCTATCATAAATTACAAATACGGAAAGAGGCTTGCATATAATGACAATACCCATCATCCCTTGGATAGGCGGTAAGCGGCGTTTATCCAAGCATATCCTGCCTTTGTTTCCACAGCATGAATGCTATGTAGAACCATGCTGTGGCGGAGCAGCACTCTACTTCATGAAGCCAGAGAGCAGAGTGGAAGTTATCAACGATGTGAATGGAGAGCTGATTAACCTCTATCGAGTAGTGAAACACCATCTCGAAGAGTTCGTGCATCAATTCAAGTGGGCGCTGTCGAGTCGACAAATATTTAAATGGATGCAGATCACACCGGAGGAAACGTTGACAGACATCCAGAGAGCAGCTCGATTTTATTACCTTCAAAGTTCGGCATTCGGCGGTAAGGTTAAAGGACAGACCTACGGTACATCAACAACCAGCGCCCCAAGGCTTAATCTACTGAGATTTGAGGAGACCCTCTCAGCAGCACATCTTCGGCTATCTCGCACTTATATTGAGCATCTGGACTGGGTAGCATGCATCAAGAAGTATGATCGTCCGCATACGTTGTTCTATCTCGATCCACCATACTGGGGTACCGAAGGTTACGGGACCGAGTTTGGACTTGAGCAATACCAGCACATGGCTGAGCTAGCGCGAGGAATTCAAGGGCACATGATAATATCCGTCAATAACATTGATGAGATGCGGCAGATGTTCAGAGGGTTAACCACAAAAACAGCAGATATCAGGTATTCCCTCGGTGGTACGGGCAGGCAAAAAAAGCAAAGTAGGGAACTGATCATCTGCAACTGGTGAAAAGTCTGTAATTCTGTTTTATATGTTGAAACAAAACGCGGAGCGATTTATCACGCTAATTCTGGCAAATTTATCGCGCCGCGCTTCATCATGGCTTAAATATCAAGACTCAGTAAATATAATTTCAAAGTAAAATAAAAAAGTAACTTGCCGTAAAATTTAAAGTAAACGCTAGCCGATGCTACACCATCCATAGGCTACATCGGTTAGCGTTTTAGCA